CGTCGGGGGTGTCGATGTCGGAGCGCCCGTCGTTGTCGCCCTGCCCGGACGAGACGAAGCGGGTGGTGACGGCGACGGCTTGACGGGCTTTGCGGTCGTAGCGGGAGTCGACCCGGACGTCTTGCACCGGGCGCCAGATCCGCTGTGCGATCCATCGCATCTCGCGGGGCAGCCGAGCGTCCGGGTCGACGAACATGTCGAACACACTGATGCGTTCGAGGTAGGGGCGGTCGGCGACGACGGCGGTCGACTCCGTCTCGGCGTTGCCGGGACCGGGCACCCGGTCGTCGATGCCTTCCTGATCGCCGGTTTCGATCGTGTTCTCGCCACCGAGCTCGCCGGTCGGCTTCGCCTCCGGCGGTTTCGTGAAGCGGTAGCCGGCTTTGCACCAGCCGTGGCCGGCGAGGATCCAGTCGTCGACGGCGAGACGGATCTCGTCCTGGTAGTGGTGGCAGCGCCACAGATAGTTGAGGACTTCCTCCACGATGACGGCGTTGGGTGCGTTGTCCGGTTTGCGGGCGTTGACGACGAACTTCGGGTTGTTGATGGCGACGGCGGGGGCGATCACGTTTTTGGTGGCGAAGACGAGGTTGATGACGAGGCGGTCGTTGCGGTCGGCGGCGGCGTACTGCTTGCCCCGGTACATCTCGATCATCCGGTGCCACAGGTCGTCGTAGTTGTCGGACCGCCACTTTTTGGAGCGGTCAATCTCGTCGCGGCAGAACTGCAGCTTGTCGGTGAGGCGCATGGGTGGCATCGGCTACCCCCAGCCGTAGGTGGAGGCTGGTTCGACGTCTACACCCAGAACGCGGTCGCCGAGGATCTCGGCCCGCTTTTCGGCGATCGTCGAATTGTGGAAGGAGTCGCGGGTGTAGCCGCCGCCGCCACGGAACGAGAAGCCGACGGAGGCGACCCGGCAGCGGTAGCACTCGCTGCGGTCCTCCTCCGAGGGCTTGCCGCAGCGGCAGCGAACCCTCATGTCACCGTGTAGGTCTTCGGGGTGGCGGAGAACAGGGTGCCGTTGCGCACGTTGACGGTCTGCGGGCCGGCGACGAGCAGCAGCAGCGGCATGGCGAACGTGACCGAGGTGGCCGACACGAACGTGGTCGGCTGTTCCAAGACGCCGAGGACGACGGTGGTGATGCCGGACACGAACCCGGTGCCGGTGCAGGTCACCGTCTGGTTGGCGGCACCGTGCACCCCGGTCGTCGGGCTGATCGAGGCGAGGGTCGGCGCCGTCGGTTTGGTGGTGCCCCGGTAGTTGACCTTCTGCTTGGTGAAGCGGGGCTTCCAGGCGCCGCGCATCACGCGGCGCTGCTTGTGGTAGCGGGCCAGTACTGCCATCGGGGTTCCTCACCTTTCGGATCGAACGAAGTGTCGTCCGATCGGTTCTCGCTCGGCCGGGGCGGCGGGTCCCCGGTCGAGCTTGCCGTTCACGGTATGTGCTGCCAGGTTCGACGAGTCCGAATCTGCCAGACATTTGTTGGATCGATACCGTACGCCTCCGCCACGACGCGAGATGACCTCTCGTCGGAACGGATCGCCCGCACCTGGTCCTCGGTCAACTTAGCGAAGTGACACTGCGTCCCCTTGCGGCCCGTTCGAACGAACCGACCCTTCGCCACGGCGTCGAGAATGTTGTCTTGCTGTGTACCGATACGCAGGTGATCAGGGTTGACGCATCTCGGCGTGTCGCACAGGTGCATAACGATCTTGCCTTGGATCGCTTCCTCGCCATGAAGGTCAGCCATCGCCTTGCGATGAGCAAGCACCTCGCGGGAGTCGACGCTGAGCACGCCGTACCCGGTGTTCACGGTGCGCCCTTCCCACAGCACGCATTCACCGCGCAGCACTTCTGACGTAGTTGCGGCCGATGGGTTCACGTTCGCGTTCGCGTTCATCCTTCGACGGTAGTCGACCGAACAGCATCTTCTCCATCCAGCCAAAAGTCCCTGGGGGAGGCTCATTTACCGGCTGGAACTCTCTCAGCCACACATACTTCAGCATCTGGCAGGCGATTGCGAGGCTCATCACACGGTCGTCCCACGGGGTGCCGTGCATCTTGCCGTCGCCCTCACGGATGAACGAGCGGAGTTCTTGGATGCAGTCGGCGTCGAAGCAGCGGACCTGCCCTTCGCGCAGCGCCTGGTTCAACTCGTCGATCGCCAACGGTTTCGTGATGGTGGAGGTGCGCCAGCCAAGGATCTCACTTGGCTGGGAGCGGGCCTTCGTCTGGGACCGCTGGTGGTAGAGCGGCGTGTACGCCATGCGGGCGAGACCCTTGTTGGTGGTCAGGCCGTGGTTGTTGGATTCGACGCCGACGAGGGCGTTGTTGTACCAGCGGCCGAGGTTGTAGACCACGTCCGTTCCCAGCAGATCGGCGTCGACGCGGTCATGGAAGCAGGCCACCACGTCGCGTTCTTTTGCGTCGATGACGTAGGCGACGGAGTAGTCGCCGTGCTCCAGCCCTTCGGCAACATCCACTCCGATGACATAGCGGGAACCTTCGGTCGGGAAGCGCCACACGCGCAGCGGCCCGTTGGGTTGCTCGTCAAAGTCGCGGCCTTCCAGGGTGGAGGCGAGGCGGCCGCGTAGCGGTTCGACGGCCTGCATCGCCCGCAGGGTCTCGACGTTGAAGACGGGGTGGCCGGAACGCAGGAACGCTTCGTCGGGGTCGTTCGGGTATTCCTGGGCGAGCTGCCAGTCGGGCAGGTCGCGGCGCTTGTTCTCGTACCATTCCTCGTTGCGGTCACCGGACCACCAGGGGAAGAAGATGCCTTTGAACCTGTTCGTGTTGTTTTGGGATCCGACCCACAGCTTGTGGAACAGGTTGCCTTCGCCGTGAGCGGTGCCGAGCATGATGACGCGGCCGCCGACGTCGGCGATCGGTTCGATCGCGGCCCACGCCTCGTCCGAGTTGGGGAGCAGTCCGAGCTCGTCTACGACGACGGTGTAGACCGTTTCACCGCGCGCTGGGTCACTGGCCGAGGGCAGCGACTCGAGATACGACTCGTTGCTCATCGCCATCCGCGTCTGGTTGACCTGGACGACGGGCCCGCGGTACTTCATCCAAGCCGGGAGGAAGCGGCTGCCATATTTGGCCTTGTCGAGCAGCTTGACCGCATCGCGCTCCGTCTTGCTCAACATGATGATCGCACGGTCCGGGTAGAAGAAGGTGAGCCAGAAGCAGAAGGTGGAGATGAGAGTTGAGAAGCCGATCTGGCGGGCTTTCAGAGCGACGGTGTAACGCTCACTCAGCCACAGGTAGACCGCTTCAACCTGTGCGTCGAACAGCTCGAAGTGGATTCGGCCTCGCTCCGGATGGCGGATCCACCAGTAGTGGGAGCAGAAGTACCGGAAGCCTTCCAGCTTCTCGTCGTCGGTGGCTTTCCAGTGGGGGGCGATGCGGCGCCACTCCCGTTCGGCGAGGAGTTCCTCCAGGTTGTAGCCGTCGCTCATGGTTCGAGGGCTTCGATGCGGGCTTGGAGTTTGGCGAGTTGGCGTTTGTGGTCGAAGAAGGCGCGGCGTTCGGCGGGTGTGTTGCGGGGCTGGTAGCCGCCCGGTGCCCGTCCGGAGGTGGATGTTCCGCCGCCGCCGCCGCCGCCTGGGCCGGCGCGGATGACGGCGAGGTGTCCGGTGGTGGTGCCGTGGCCGGTGGAGGCGAGGGCGAGGGAGGCGGGTCCGGAGGTGATCGTCGCCGCCAGGCTGCCGGTGCTGGCGCCGGTGCCGGTGGCGGCGATGACGCTGCTGGCGGCGACGGCGAGGCTGCCGGCGGTGGTGCCGGTGCCGGTGCCGGTGAGGTCGGTTGGGAGGCCGCTAACGGCGAGGCTGCCGGCGGTGGTGCCGGTGCCGGTGGCGGTGACGGTGATCGACCTGGCGACGGCGAGGCTGCCGGTCGATGCGCCGGTGCCGGTGGCGGTGAGGGTGCGGAGAGCGGCGACGGCGAGGGTGCCGGTCGATGCGCCGGTGCCGGTCGATGTCAGGGCGTAGGAGGTGCCGCCTCCGCTGGAGGTGGCGGTGGCGTAGAACGAGACGACGCCCGTGTCGGTGCCCGTTTGGCTCCACGTTGACGGCAGGGTCGCATTCGCCCCGTTGGACAGTTGATTGCCGCCCGGACCGCCCTGATATCTAATGGTCCATCCGTCGCCATACGAGTAGTGGATCGCCATCCCGTAGGTGACGCCTGCTGTGAGGGCGATCGAAACGGTGGCCGTCGCCCAGCCGGCGGTCGTCGTGAACGTGATGATCGACGTCGACCCAACGCGGGTGGTCGGTACCCCGCCCGAGATGACGTACAGTCCGACTTCGCAGGATCCGACAGTTCCGTTGCCGTAGACAGCGAACTGGGTGAGGGTGTCGCCGGATGCCGCCGTGTACGTCCTGGTGGCGTGGATGTAACACTGGTGGTTAAAGAGGTTGGTGACGGCTGTGTTGGAGCCGATCGACGTGAAGCCGAACTGGGTTGTCGCCATCGATCAGTCCAACTGCATGACGAGCGCTCCGATGGCAACGGTGAGCGAATCTCCGTTGGCGGCGTCGCGGGCGTTGTCGAGCGTCCACCAGTAGAGGAAGTCGCCGGTCGTGCCGGAGGCGGCGGAGACGAGGGCGGCGTGGGTGACGTTGGGCGGGTCGGCGGAGAACGGTCCGAAGGTGAGCCCGGCCGAGTTGGAGGAGACTTGCGGGTCGCCGGTCGGAGTGGAGAACGTGACGGCTTGACGCGAGTATCCGGCGGTGGTGATCTCGGTCATCGTCGCCAACGTCGTCGAATCGGATGGTGTCGCCGACAGGAGCGCCAGGTAGACGGTGCGGGCGGTGGCGGTGGCCCGGCCGCTGATGGCGTCGAGGGCGCGGCCGGCGCCGAATGTGGAGGCTTCGCCTGCCATTACTGGTCTCCTTGGAGTTGTTCGCCGGCTTCGGCGAGGGTGCGGTCGATCATCAAGGCGAGTTCGGCGTCGGTGAGCATGCCGATCGCTTTGGCTTCGGACTGCCGTTCGGGGCTCATCTGTTTGATCGCCTCGAGGTAGAGCTTGGCAGCTGGGACGTGGCGCGGGTTGCGCGGGTCGGAGGCTGCGGCGTAGAGGGCGTCGAGGACGGCCTGTCGTTTGTCGAGGTCGCCGATGACCTGGTCGGTCTCGCCCTGCCAGACGTCGCGGAACTCGCGGTCGTGCTTCCAGTTGAACAGCGTCTTGACGGAGACGTCGATCATGCGGGCGAATTCGGCCTCGGTGGGTGGGTTGCGGGCGGTGGGCGGGGTGGTGAGCCATTCGATGAAACGCATCTTCTCCGGGTTCTGCCGGACGGGGACGAACATCCTGCTCACCGGCACAGTGTCTCACGGTTGACAAGGGCGTGCCATGTGATAATATGATGGAATGCCATTCGCTATCAGTGAGGACGAGCACCTGTCGGACGCCAAGTTCGCCAAGGTGCAGGTCGGTGTCCACGTGCCGTGGGTGTACCGGCAGCAGCTCCACAAGCTGGCACGCAAGCGCGGCGTGTCGATGAACCGGCTGGTGGTCGACGCCCTCTACTCGATGATCCCGCCCGAGTGACCAACGTGTTGGGTGTCGACCCCGGGCGCACGGGGGCGCTCGCCAAGTTCGTCAACGGCGTCCCGGAGGCGGTCGTCGACATGCCGCTCGGCGTGCACGGCGTCGACGGGCTCGGCGTGTGGCATCTACTACTCGACTGGCAGGTGGACGAGGCGTTCATCGAGTCGTCGCACGCGATGCCGGCAAACGGGTCGAAGGCCGCCTACAGCCAGGGGGATTCGAACGGTGCGTTGCGCACGGCGATCGGGATCGCCGGGATCCCGCTCACCTGGGTGCGGCCCACCCAGTGGCAGGCCCATGCGAACCTGTCCGGGTGGACGGGCACGGCACCGGAACGCAAGCGCCGGTCGCGGATGCGGGCCATCGAACTGATGCCGACGATGGTCGACTATCTGGACCGGGCGAAGGATCACAACCGGGCCGAGGCCCTGCTGATCGGACGGTACGGCTGTGCGACTTCGATCCTTCAAGCTGTGGTGGATGGATCGTGACCCACCTCTCGTCTGCGTCTGCGCGCGCCCGGACCCGCAACACATCCCGCTGTTCGACGCCTGGCAGTGCAAGCGCTGCCTGCGCGCCCTGTCACACCCCCCAGTCAGGATCAACCGATGAACGATGAAGTGCTCGACACCGACTACGCCTCGGCGATCACCCGGCAATGGCACAAGGTGGTCGACGACTTGGCCGACGCCCGGGCCCGCAAAGCGGACCTCGGGGTGCAGATCCGCGAACTGGTGGCGGAACGCCAGAAGCTGGTGCCGTTGGTGCGGTTGGTCGCCCCCACCCTGCTCGCCCGTGACAGTGACTCCAATGAGTGACGGCGGCGTCACCATCGAAGAACTCGAGGACGATCCGTCGCGCAAGGATTTCCGTCGCGCAAACGGGGCGCCGATGGTGGTGCGGTTGGACGACCCGACGAAGTGGGACCGCTACAGCCGGCCATCATCGTGGGGCGGTGACCTAGACGACAAGTCGGCGCTCACGTTGTGGAAGATCGACCGGGCGATGGAAGGCGTCGCCTGTGACCCGTCGATCGCGGCGACCGTCGCCTCCCACATCGGATCGAAGGAGGGTGCGCAGGAACGGCGCGAGCGGGCGATCCAGCGCGGCCGGGGCGAGGAGGCCGCCGACATCGGCACCGCCCTGCACCGCATGGCGGAACGGGTCGAACGGGGCGACGGGTTCGTCGCCCCGGAGCCGTACGCCACCGATCTGGCCCGATATCTGACGTGCCTCGATCAGGCCGGCCTCGAATCAGCGTGGATCGAAGTGCATCTCTGCAACGACGAGTGGCGGGCAGCCGGCACGGCGGACAGGATCTACCGGGCGACCCGTGAACTCGAGGTGCCGGGCTTCGACCGGATCGCGCCGGGCCAGCACATCATCGGCGATTTGAAGACCGGCAAGAAGCTCGACTATTCGCTACCCGGCTTCGCCATCCAGCTCGCCTTGTACTGCGACAGCGTGTTCTACGACGTCGACGCCAACGTGCGTTCGTCACTCCCAGACAACTTGCGCACCGACGTCGGGCTGCTCGTCCACGTGCCGGCCGGCACCGGGCGCTGCACCTTCCACTGGGTGGACCTGGAGGTGGGCCGCGAGGGCTGCCGCATCGTGCGGGACGTGCGGCGCTGGCGCCGCCGGGATGATTTCGTCCAGCCATTCGTCTTCCCAGCCGACGACGAGGCGGCGGTACTCGCCACCCCGATGGAAGTCGTCATGTTGGGATCCTTCGTTCCGCATCAGCCTGAGATACCCGACGACGTCGAAACTGACGCATGGGTCAGTGCGATGACGGTGTGGGCGCAGTCGCGGATCAACGTGATCGGCTGCTCGACCGAGGCACGCAACCTGCTGCTGCGCCGCTGGCCGGACGACACGCCGACGCTTCGTCAGGGCGGCATCACGGCCGCCCAACTTTCCGCCGTCCTCGATCTGCTCGACGCGATCGAGGCGGCCTACGACCTGCCCTTCCCTGCGGGTGACCCCAGGGTGGAGTGGGACCGGGGCACCTCGAACCGAGGGCCCTACTCCAACATCCCAGAACCAAGGAACCAAGTGATATGAGCGTTGACAGAGAAGCAAACGACTTCCTGATGCAGACCGGCGGGAAATCGTTCCCGTTCGAGAAGATCGGCGACGTCGTCATCGGGGAAGTCGTGTCGGCCCAGGTGGCCCAGCAGACGGACCTGGACACGAAAGAGAAGTTGTCGTGGCCGGACGGCACGCCGCGGATGCAACTGGTGATCACGTTGCAGACGGCGTTGAAGGCGTCCGACGAGGACGACGGGGTGAGGACGATCTACGCCAAGGGCGGCAAGTTCGACGTGGCGGAAGGCGAGGGCCTGTCGATGAAGGAGGCGATCGGCAAGGCGGTGCGTGACGGCGGCGGCACCGGGCTGAACCCGGGGGATCAGCTGGCGGTCGCCCTCACCGGGTTGGGCGTGAAGAAGAACCGCGGGTTCAACGCGCCGAAGTTGTACGAGGCGTCGTGGAAGCCGCCGGTGCCGGCGAGCGTGTCGGGCAAAGACCTGTTCGACGACTGACCATGGGTTGGGGTGACCCGGAAGGGGGACGCCCGCGGAAGCTGTACGTTCGGCGGCGGGTCGACTACCCGCCGCCGAACCCCCAGCCGACACCGTGCCGGATCTGGCAAGGCAGCGTCGATCGCTACGGGTACGGCCGAGTGCACATGCATCTCGACGACAAAACACGGCGCCAGATGACCGCCTCGCGCTGGGTCTGGTTGATGGCGAACGGGCCGATCCCCGACGGGATGGTTGTTCGCCACAAATGCGACAACCCGCCCTGCTTCCGACTGTCGCACCTCGAGCTCGGGACGGTGGCGGACAACAACCGGGACGCCCAGGCACGCGGCCATCTCGGGCCGCCGTCGGCGCTGTCGCCGTCGCTGATCGAAGCGGTGCGTTTGGGTCGGGCAGCCGGCATGACGTATCCGCAGATCTACGCCGACTGGCCGGAGATCAGGGCTGCGGTGACGATCCGCGGTCTCGGCTGGATCGGCAAGAAACTGGAGAACGGGTGGCAGCCGGCCACCCCTCTGCCGGAGGGCTACAGTCCACGACGGGATTCCGCCAAGGCCACACGGCGGGACCGGGGGAAGCAAGCCGCCGCGGCGAAGTACGCCGCCTGGCGAACCGAACGACAAGGAACACACGATGACCAACCAAGCCTGCGCACTTTGCATTGATGAAACCGGCTACCTGGACCTTGAGGTCCAGGCGACACACGGGAATACCGGCCCCGTGCGTGTCTGTTGGCCGTGCCTCGAAAAGCGAGTGAACGACCTGATGCACGACCTCGATCGCACCCGCCAGCGCTTCGGTGAAGATGGATGCCACCTCAGTGAATTCATCTTCGGGTTCAGGATTGGAATCTGGGCACCATGAGCGACGACCTGAACCTGTTCGATCCGAGCCTGTACGGCCCGGGACGCCGCAAGCGCAACAAGACGTCGAAGCCGCAGACACCGGTTGAAGCCCTGTCCGGTGGCTGGACCTACATGCGCAACCGCCACGGTGTGCTGTCGCACGCCCATATCGTCTACAGCACTGCCGACAACGGCGCCTCGTACACGTTGTGCGGCAAGCTGGGCACGGTGATGTCGGAGCCGGGGGTGGATGTGATGCGCCGCTGCCCGATGTGTGACGTCGCGTCGCAGCTGGCGTGATGCCAGCCGCCGTCGAGGCGGCAATGCTCGACGCCCACCGGGCCGGGCTCTCCGTCATTCCTCTCGGTCGGAACAAGGTTCCGACGGTGAAGACCTGGAAGCCGTTCATCGACGCCCAGCCCGACGAGCTCGACGTAGTCCGCTGGTCCAAAACGGCGGAAGGGTTCGCGATGATCTGCGGCGGACCGCAACGGATCCAGGTCCTCGACTTCGAAGCCGAGTTCGTCGCCACCTGCTGGCGCCAGTTCGTGCTCGGCCTCGACGACGACAGCCTCACCGCCTTCAAACACGTCGCCGTGCACCTGATCGGCGACGGGCCGCAACCCGGCAACGTCAAGCTGGCCGGCGACGTCGACGGCAACGTCATCGCCGAAACACGGGGCCACGGCGGCTACGTCGCCGCCGCCCCGTCGAACGGAACAACGCACCCGACCGGCGGTCAATGGGTGCAGAATCAGGGAGGCTTCGACCAGATCGCCTGGGCCACCGCGGAGGAATGGTCCGCGATCTGTGCAGCAATCTCCAAGTTCGACGCCGTGGCAGCGTCGGAGACCCCGCCCGAGGCACCAAGTGTTCCGGTGCTGCCGGGCGGGGTCTCACTCTCTCGGATCGAGCACAGCTCGAGCTGGATCGCCGACACGCCCCAGCCGCCGATGTCGGCGGTGTTGGAGCGCTACGGGTGGGCGTTCGACTACGCCGACGCCGAACACTCCTACTGGGTGCATCCGAACAAACCGGCGGACGAAGGCAAGTCGGCGGGGATCAACTCGAGCGACCGGCTGTCGGTGTACAGCACGAGCGCCCATCCGGTGCCGCAATCGCCGAACAACTTCAAGACCACCTACGACTCGGTCTCTATCATCGGCTGCTACGAGCTCGGCCATCTCCCGTCGCTGGAGGAACGCACTGGGATCTTCGCCACGTTGGCCGGGCGCGATCGGCCGTCGGCTACCGTCGCCGCTGGCGGCGACGGTAGCGACGGCTGGCTGCCGGAAGATTTCTGGACGGCGACACCGTGGCTCGAACAGATCCGGGCGGCAGCCTGGGCGGCGCAGCGCTGCCCGGAAGCCATCCTGGGTGCGGTCCTCGCCGTCTACGCGACGACGGTGCCGTCCTCGATCAAAGTGGAAGCCCTCGTCGGCGGCAACGAATCACCGCTCAACACCTACGTCGCCCTCGTCGGCCGGTCCGGATCAGGCAAGACGGGGGCGATCGGCCTGGCGATACGACTGTGCGGGGCGGTCGACAGCCAGGATCACCGGTTCGGGGTCGGCCTCAGATCCGGTGCCGGCCTGGTGACGGCGGCGATCGCCGAAAAAGAACGCCTCGACAAGAAGACGGGGCTGACGCTGCCGGCCGTGTACCGGCGAGGCGTCCTGGTCGAGTTCGACGAAGGCAAAGCGTTGGCCGCCCAAAACGCACGCCCCGACGAAACCCTGCTGTCGTACCTGCTCACCGCCTGGTCGGGGCGCCGCGGATCTCGGGTGGGCGGCACGAAAGCGGCCGGCGAAGAATCGTTCCCGGCGGACCTGGTGCGTGTCTGCGCAGTGCTGGGCATACAGCTCGGCGTGGCCGGCTCGCTGTTCACGGGCGAGGCGGCGTCGCAGGGCTTCCCGGGTCGATTCCTGTACTTCGGGATGGACAACCCGGGGCCTCGAGAGGCTCGGCGCAGGGGCAGCCCGTCGCAGCTGGACCTGCCGTACTACCCGCCGGAGCAGGGACGGGAGATCGGGACGATGACGTTCCCGGCCAGCGTCGAAGAGGCCGTGAGCGTCTGGGACTACGACCGGATGGTCAACGGGGGCGACGTCATCGACGGGCACCTGATGCTGCTCAGAGCCCGCAACACCTGCCTCCTAGCCCTCATGGACCATTCCGCGCAGCCCCTCGAACACCACTGGCAGCTGGCCGGTGAACTGGAGAAGCATTCGATCTGTACACGCAACCGCGTGCTCGCAGGGATACGCCAAGTGTCCACCGAGCACGCCCGTGCAGCCGGGAGGATGGACATGGTACGTGAAACAGCGAGGCATGACGCGTGGCTCGAGGACCGTGCCCAACGCCTCGCCTCGTTTGTCCGTGGCGCCTCGCAGCAGCCGGTGCCGTGGCGGCGAGTGAGGGATCGATTCAACAATGACGACCGCAAACAGCTCGACGCGATAGTCACTTACGCCACCGAGCGTGGCTGGGTGGCTTTAGACACTGTAGAAGGCAAACGCTGGTTCAAACGGGGGGGAGCTCAGTCGTAACGGGGACTGGGGACTGGTGGGGACTTGGGGACTGGCGGCAAACGCGAAACCGCGCTCGCCGCCGATATATCGTTAGCGCATAAGTCCAGGTCAGATTAAAACTCCGTCTCAACCTCAGTCCACAGTCCCACGGGGGGGTGGGGACTAGTCCCCACTTTCAGTCCCCACCCAGTCCCC